GGGTTTTTACGCGGGAGTGACCAGCTGGCTCTTGGGAGTCACGCGGACGCCGTTGGTGTCCTGCACATCCGAGGTCACTGATACCAGGTACGCAACGGCTGCAATGTTCGGGTTTGCCAGGATGAGCGTCGGAGCCGCCCCGGCCACGGAGCGCGTGATGGTTGTGGTCCCAGCGATGAGGACGCCGGTCGAGACGACGGAAACAGTAATGTCCGAGGCGTCAGGCAACGCCATGAGGAACGATTCCGCGCTTTTGGCGAACGGGATCGTGATGGTCTTGGCGCCGGTCTGTCCGGTGATCGTCCCGACGGTGACGGCGGTCAGGCTGGCGCCCGGCTTGGTCACGGTCGTGAAGAATCCGGTCAGCGTGGCGGCCACGGCGTTGGCGTCATCGGTGCGCATGCGCATCTGGTAGTCGCCGGTCGAGATGAGCTTGGCCACGGTGCCTTCCAGCATCGGGGTCTGGTACTCGATGCTCGCGCCCTTGGTCTTGGCGTCGAATTTCGGTTTCTGGAGTTTGCACTTGTAAATCCAGAGGTAGTCGTATACGGCGTTTGCGCCGTCTTTACCGGAGCGAAGCATCTTGGCGCCGATGGCGATGAAAGGGCTCTGGTCAAGGCTGTTGAACGTGATCTGGCCGACCGAATACGCGTGGCCGAGGATGCGCGCCATGTCTTCGGGGAGAATGTCCGCGTTGCCAAGGCTGATCTTCATTTCGCCCACGGTCTCCGCGGCGAAGGCCAGCCCGTCGTCAGCGAAAAGCGTAGCGCCCGCGCTGCCAGGATCGAACGACAGGTCGAGCGAGTTGGCGAGCGGGTAGACCGTTCCGTAAGTCGCGGAGCCGCCTGCTACATCTGAGGTTTCATCAAGGACGGCGTAAACCACGTCCTTCAAGCCTATTCTGGGTCTCTGTGCTAGTGCCATGGTATGGCCTCCTTATAATGCGTCGAGTTCGTCGGCGGTTATTGACCGGCGATACCGTAGGACCTTGTGGAATATTTTCGTATCCGGGTCAGGCACGTCGGCGGAAAAGTCGCGCGCGTACAGGATCCCCGTCATTACCGTATCGACGAGTTTTGATATAGCCGAGGTCGAGACGTTTGTCCAGACGTGAATCTCTATGGTCGATTCGTCGGCGGACGGGGCGTCATCGTAGAATTCAATATTGCGATTATTCGTTTCTTGATAGGTGATAATCGGAAGCGTGTTGAAATCATTCGGGTACATGTACTGAATGCGCGAGGACGAGCCGAGCGCGGTAACAAGGGCGGTGTTGTTTTTCAGCGCGTTGTAAACGTAGACTTTCGTGTCAAGCATTTTCCGCCTCTTTGATCGCCTTGCCTATCTCACCGTAAATATATTCCAGATTCTTTTCCAGAGCCGGTCCCATGTACGGGTGCGGCCATGTTTGCGAGGTGCCGTGTTCGACGTCGCTAGCGTATTCGACGTTGGTCCCGATATAGGCTTCGGTGTTTCCGCCTTCGTCCTGTTCCAGCCGGTGTGTTATGCTGGCGCGTAATCGGCCAGTGTCAACGCGCGGCGGCTCGCCTTTTATGCTTTCATCGTCGCGGCCCTTAAATGATTCCTTGGCTTCGCGTTCGACGATCATGGCCATTTTGTTCAGAGTCTTTTCTACGTTGTTTGAAATCCTGATTGAGTATTTTTTAAAATCCTCCACCGATTCGGCGATTTCGGCTTGAATATTGGTCGCCATTATATTCCCTGAACAGGCGTAAGAATCGCCTCGCTATGGGTCGGCCATTTATTCGTGGCCCTGATTTCGTAGGTTACGCCGTCAACCACGGCGCGCATAAGGCGCAAGATAGTTGCGTCGTTATCGTAGAACATTATCTTAGAATCGGCCACGAGGTCAGTGATACCCCACGCCGCGAGTTCCACCGGCGAAAGTGAATTCGGTTGCACCCCGGCCTTGATCGTTTTTAGCGCGGTGTAGGTGTAGGTCTGTTCGCCTTCAGTGCCGACGACGATGGCGCGCGATTGTATGGCGACGCTGTGGCTTTTGATCATCCTACCACATCCCGGCGTCTAAACGGGTTGAGCATAGCGACCGCGATAGCGTCGAACCCGCCACCGCCCGCTCCGTATGATTCAGGCCCAAACCACGTTGTCGAGATCCCGCCTTCGGAATACTGTTGCACGCCGTCGGCCTCGCGCTGAATCGTTCGGAAACGCGAGATGACCGCGCGGGTGCAGGCATAGGTGAGCGCCATGGGAAGCGACGCGGCCGCGCCGGCTACATAGAGGAGATCGGCGGGCAGGTAGTACCCGGCGATATAGGTAACTTTCACATCGCGGGCGCCCGCGTAAATATCGGGGAACGTTCCGCGCGTGTAGTAGCTGCCGACCCATCCTGAGGGCTTGTACAGGCGGCCGGCCAGCGCGTCGTCAAAGCCAAGCCAGTAATCTTGGCCCGCGGTCAGCGCCTGGCCGGCGACGGTCAGAGCTGCGACGGATTGGATTGGATACTGGAGGAGGTAGAGAAACTGGCAAGCGTTGACGGAATACAATTCATCGGTGTGCGTGGTGCGGACAATTTCACGATCCAAGTATATGCGGATGGCCGCCGAGCATGAATTGATCAAGGCTTCGAGCAGCGCATCCTGTGAGGTGTCGGAAATTCCCGCTTCCATTTTTACAGCGGCGAGGGTTGTAAGCCCGTCAACGATTGCCATTATCGTTTACCGGCCGTACACGGTGCCAGAGTTGGCAGGCTGTACGTTCTTGTCGCCGAGGATGAGGTCAGCGGCAAGAATGTTTTTCGGAGTGGTGCCGTCGGCATAGGTGATGTCGAGCACCGCGTAGACGTACCGCTTGGCGTTCGAAAAATCGATGTCGTACTGGGCGAATCCTGCGGTCTTGACGTTGAGCGTGGCTTCCAGTTCGACGAGTTCGACCGGGGTCGGGCTTGACGCGCTCGACGCGCTGTTCGAGTAGAACTTCAGCGACGCGGCGGCGGTCGTCGGCGTGCCGGAGCTGGCCTTCCAGCTCAGGGTCAGCTTGCCGGACTGGTAGCCGAGCCTGTCGATGATGATAGAGGTTATCGCGGTCCCGTCGTTCTCGACGGGCTCGATCAGCTTGACGGCGTTGGTGCGCTGGGGAAACGTGTTCGGGATGCTCATTGGTGCTACTCTCCTTTTGATAGGCCGGGCACTTTAGTACGCCCGGCCCGTAGCTACTTTAGGATCAGGATCAGGATACCGAGTAGGTACCCTTGACGAACGAAACGGGGTGCATGACGTTGAAGTCATGCTCACCGACCACGCGAACGAGAGCGCTGTCCCGCTGGAACGCGGAATAGGTCGTGCCGCCAGAAACGAACGAAGCGTCCTGGCTCATCCGCAGTTCCATGTCGAGGCCGGCGCCCCAGAGGAACTCGTCAAAGTCGCCGAGGAAGATGTCGCCGTAATCGGTGCTCGTGTCAGTGTAGCTGATCTGGGTTGAGACGTGGTACGGGTATCCGCAGAGCGTCCCGAGCTCGATCATTTCCTGGCGGAAGATCCAGGCGCCGGTCGTGGTTTTGAGATTCTTGATCCACGCTTCCATCTGGGGCGACATGGCCCAATGGACATTGGTCATCGGGACGTTGGCGGCCTTGAGAAGCGCGATCATCTCATCGGGGATGAGCTGGGTCATCGCGGTGGACGTGCTGCCAGAGGTCTGGACGCCGAGGCTTGACAGTCCCGCCGGGGTGTAGCTGGTGCCGGAACCGTAGAACGCGGCATAGTCCAGCGCGAGGCGGAACTTTTTCTGCAGGTCGCGCGCCATCCATCCTTCGATGCCGACGGCATTGGTGCGGATGAGGCTGTTCGAGATTTCGCTGATCGCGAAAAGCTTTTTCGCGGACAGGCTCACGTCGCCGAATACGGGCTGGGTCGGCGCGGCGGCCGGCAGTTCTCCGACCCATCCGACGGTCGCGCTGGTGTCCATGCGGGCCATGCGGAGGTTGCCGTTGGGCATGGGGAGCTTCGACACGTTCATCTTCTCAAGCAGTGACTGCGCATAAAGCGCCTCGATGACGCGGGCCGAAAGGACGTTCGGGATTCCGAATCCGCCAGCAGACGGCACGCCAGCTTCGAGCGCCTTGGCGACGTATCCCTTGATCTCCTTGTCGTCGCCGTACATCTTTTCGGCGAGGGTCTTCATCCGCTCCGGATCGCCGAAACTCTGACCGTACAGGTTGACGAGCTTCGCAACCTTGATTATCGGAGCCTCTTCCTTGTAGCCTTTGCGTTCCGTTTCCTGGTGCGCGGCCTCGTAGGCTTCCTGCATTTCCGCGCGGAGTTTGTTTTTCTGAGTGGTTTCAATCTCGGCGGATTTCGCCTTGATTCCTTCCTGGACTCGGCTATCAATGAGCGCGTCCAGCTCTTCCTTGGTCATCTGTGCCATGGTGATTGCTCCTTATTTCTTTTCCGATTTCGCCGAGTCCTTCTCGACGATTTCGATGACGTACATTTTCCCCGGCTGAGGCTTATCGACGTCCGTGCCGACTTCCTCTCCGACAACGGGCGCGCCAGCTTTCTCGTCCGGCTCTTCGGCTTCTTCAGGGTCGTC